GGCTTAACCTTATGGGGATAGTAAACAAAGAACACATTCTCTGCTACTTGTTCGATAGCTCCACTCTCTGCCAAATCTGATAATTGTGGGATAGGGTCAGACCTTGTTTCAATTGCCCTATTAAGTTGAGATGCAAGTACAACAGCACATCTATTTTCTTTTGCTACCCACTTATAGTCATTTACGAGTTGTTCCAATTGTAATCTTCGTTGGTCAAATTTCCCATGAGGTTGTATAAGTTGGAGATAGTCATCGAAAACCACATCAGGCTTGAACTTTCGTATTTCTCCTGCCGTATTTGAGAAATCTCGTATGTGGTCAAACATGACGAACTTTTCCTTTGCATACCAATCCGTCATTTTTTCTTTTATATATTCAAGTTCTTGAAGGTCGCTTTGTTCAAAAATGCCTTTCCGAACCATCCCATATGATAACTTACCTGATTCAAGGGTTAGGAGTTTCTTCAGTAGTTCGCTATTTGGTAATTCCCTACTAAAGAAGGCTATACGGAGTCCAGAGTGAATCATTCGTGATAGCAAGTTAATCATAAAGGTGGTCTTACCATGACCTGGGCGACCCCCAATAATTGTAATTTCTCCTTTTGTTAATCCACCAGCAAAAGCATCAATGCTTTCATATCCTGTCTTAATCAAAAGTGACTCTTTGTCAGTGATAGAACTTATGGCTGATAGTAGTTCTTTATCAATAGAAAAGTTCTCATCAGGCTTTAATTCTAATATTTGTCCAAGGTGCTTATGTGCATCTTCAATTGCCTCATAAACCTTCCCTGAATTATTCCTTGCAAGAGCTTCAATCCTCTGCGCTTCTGTCATAACTTTTCTTAACAGATACTTCTCATACATAAGCTTTGCATGAGTCATATCCTTTACTCCTGTTGAGCAAGAAGCTGCTGTAGTTGCATCAACTATGTATGAGGCAGTTACCCCTTTATCTTCATCGTATGGGGTTAATGTTGCTATTATTGTGATAAGGCTCATTGGCTTATCATCTCTGAGCATCCCTCCAATCTTTTCCCATAAACGTCTTGCTCTCCCTTGAACAAAAACATCCCCATTGGGGACGTATTGTGTAAGTTCATCAAAATCTTCTGGGGTGTTTATTGCCTGACCAAGAACAATATTCTCAAGTCTCATCTCCGATTCCATTCAGCTCCCTTTCAATTAATATACGCAAGTAAAACTCTGCTTTACGTAAATCTACGACTCCGTTTTTATGTTTATATCTTGTGATATACTTTACGATGTTACCCTCAAGATAATCAAATTCACAGGCATTGATGTAATCAATACATTCAATCGCCCCTGATGTATAGTGCTTTGGATGATTCACAATATCATCCAATTGTTCTTCTGTCATATCATTATGACCATTTGCTATGTCCATTATTTCTCAAAGCTTTTATCGAATATTGCCGATAATTCTTCACCTACCTTTTGTGCATCTTTTATTGCATCTTCAAGATTCTGTGCATCTGATAGCCTTATCTTCCTTCTTGCCAAGCTTTCTATGGCACTTTTAAAGGTATTATGATATGCAAAAGATTCCCATCCTGATAGGCAGCCTGGATGAGGCTTTCTCTTTAGCTGTATCATCCAACAACTATTATCTGATGCTAATGCATATTTATCGTCTATTTGTATAAACATTTATCTTTTCTCCTTTTTATATTCAAAACCAACATTACATTTAATTGTTGGCTTATGTCTCCGTTCCCTCGACTCTTTCATCTTCTTTTCTGACCATTCTTCAAGATAAGGAGTCCTCTGTATTTTATTCTTTAATCTTTCAATTCTTCCTGCTTTACCACTAAGCCTGTCCTTAAGCATTTCCATTGCTTTTCTTTTTTCACGTTTCAGCTTATTCTTGTATATTTTTGTTCTTCTGCTCAAAATAACTCCGTTTGATTACTCTCTATTACTTCAAGTGTTATATTATTATCCCTATCTTCTTTTGTTTTTATTCTATGGCAATTTGAACACAGTATTCGACACTTTTTTATTTCTTCAAATATCTTATCCCAATTCATTACGCTTGAAAGCATATTAGAAACACATTTTTCTTTATTATGCTGATGGTCGAAGTCTAAAACATAAGGATATCTATAGTCTTCCCACCTACATCTTTGGCAAAAATTACTCATTTTAATTTCATCATACTTTGCCTTTAGCCAAATTCTTTTTTTTCTTTTCCTAAACTTATCTTGAGAGTTATATTTATATTTCTGATGTCTCAATCTAAAATAACTCCCTCTGTGCTACCTTGTTTTTAATTATTTGTGCATACTTGGGGTTCAGTTCCACCCCAACCCATTTACGTCCTAATCGTTGAGCTACGTAGGCAGTTGTGCCACTACCCATGAAAGGGTCAAGTACCACATCACCTTCTTTTGTACCTGCCTTGATACACATCTCAGGAATCTTTGTTGGGAATACTGCAAAATGAGCTTCCTTGCAAGAGGCTGTATTGATTGACCATACATCAGTCCTTCGTCTTGTAGGTTCAGCTATTGCTTCAGCATCAAAATAATACTTTGGATTCTTTGTGAGTAAGAAGATATGCTCATGAGATTTGGCACATCTATCGTTGACAGCTTCGGGCATAGGATTAGGTTTATGCCATATAATATCTTGCCGTATATACCACCCTTTTCGTTGAAGGGATAATGCAAGTTTCCAAGGGACTCCCGATAGGTCTTTAGTCTTCAAATATGGGTGCTTAGGGGGAGCTTTTCTACTCTCCCGATACTTCCCCCCCGTATCATCATTTGTGAGCGAATTTGCCCCATCAAAATGACCACCCTTTGCACCAAAATATGTATCTCCAATATTGAGCCATAACGTCCCATCATCCTTGAGTACACGATGCACCTCCATAAAGATTTTCGTTAAGTTTTGTACAAAAATCTCAGGGTGGTCTTCTTGTCCAAGTTGGTCAGCATCATCATAGTCACGTAGACCCCAATAAGGGGGTGAGGTTACGCAAGCCTGTACTGACCCCTCCTCTAATTCTTTTAATTTATCAAGACAGTTTCCTATCAATAACATATTTGTTTTCCAATAATGTGATGTATCTTTCCATTGTAGTTTTTATTAGGGTCGGGGATATCATCGTTCCGTGTTCTGTAAACTCTCCTATGCCGTCCATGAATGTAATAATTCTATCTTCATAGAAGCCAAGTAGCCAGTCATCTAACTCTTCTATTGAGTCGAATCTGTCTCTGAATGCCATTCGTTATCTCCTTTGTCATTGTCTGTTAGAGCTTTCAATAATGTATCATCGCTCACAGCATTGACAGAGAAGATAGGTGGCTCGCCTCCTTGTACACCAAGAACATGAATTGGGTTTGTTTTATAATAAATACCCCATCCATGCTCATCCAGTATTTCTAGTATTTTTTCTGCATTCACAAGAAGCCTCCTTTCTATCATTTCTCTTGATTCTTTAGTATAATTAATCTCTGCTTGATGCTTTTCAGCATCACTCCGTTTTGCGTATACATCACCTGTTGAAGTGAAATATACAAAGCCTAATTCCTTACTTATCCCTGTCATCAGATGCTAAGTCAATCTGTTTTTTGACATATTTTTGAAAGCCTTTTTCATCTTTCTTGTATTTAATATATGTACCAAATATGTTATCAAGGGCATCTGCTTTTTGTTCTATCACTTGTAGATGCCTTATAAGATTTGATACTACCACTTCAATATCTTTTTTAGTTGCTTTCTTTTTCAATTTCATTCTCCCTCATAGCCTTTACCATTCCCTTTGTCCCATATGTTTCCTTATAAGCACACTTTTTACATACAGATAAGACTGTATCCTCTAATCCTGTAAAAGAAACAAGTGTAAGTTCATATGGTTTACTATTCGCCACCTTCTTGCACATCTGGCACTGCCTTTGTTGCTTTGGGTGATTTTTTAACTGTTGTACTTTTACGTTGCTTCGGACTATCATCCTTATTCTCCTGTTCTGCAATCCAGTTAATTACTTTTTCAAGTGCTGGCTCAATCCTATCAATCTTTGCATTAATTTTTTGTATATCATTTTCCATATCAATTGCTCTACCCATTACTAACTCCTTTACATTTTTTACAGTCTTTTCTATTTAACCCATAAGATGGCATATGACTGTAAGTTATCAATTTCTTTCCTTTATAGGCAACAAACTGCTCCCACACTTTTTTACACTTAGTGCATTTATACAGAGTATTATACTCCTTTTCATGCTCCCCTTTTTTCCTTTTTCTCTCAGTTTCATATTTAATATCCCTTGGATACCCAAGAATCCAATAGTTTGACTTCTGTCCTGTTATCATATCCATACCTATAATTTAAATGCTTTTTGTTAATGAATCAATGAAATAATAGAAAACAAAACTCCGAACAATACAAGGGTTGCTATGATAAGTAGTATCAGCTCAAGGGATGTAACCATACTTATTAAATCCCATTTCCCATCATATTTTTTCAATTCATCGTCTTCGTTCACTTCTTTACCTCACAATATAGTTTACATTCAGTACACATGGGTTTCTCGTAATGCCATTGTATCTCAGCTAAGTGACAATCACTCACAGGATTATTATCCCCATGCATATTTATACCCCAATAAATAAGAGATGCTGAGAGGATTATCCATAACCCTATTATTAATTTATAATTCATCTTTGCAAACTTCACAATCTTCATATAGCTCTCTAATATCAGCCTCAGCCTTTTCAATAAATAATTCAACAGCTCTTTCTATACTTATATCATAAACAGCCATCAATGAATAGTATTCTTCACACAGCCCATCTTGAGTATAAACAAAGGTTTCTCCATTTTCTCGAAATACTGTCCCCTCATCAGGAACTCCTAATAATTCAAAGGCTTCATCTGTAAAATCTACTCTTTTATGGTCATCATCATATGGAGTTCCATAGATTTCTTGTACAGCATTTTTCAATTTATCTGTACATCTGTCAAACTTCATTTGTTTTATTAAAATGCTTTTTGCTATTCTTCTTTTCATTAATTCTCCTTTTAAGCTTAGGGTATAGTATACCCCTGTATACCCATAGCCACACTCCAAAAGCTCTATTGCCAATTCGTGGTCAGCAGATTCACTTGAAATTGAAATGGAATGTGGCTCTCATTGGGAATTTACTTACTTCTTCTTTTTTATTTTATAAACAGTAACTTTACTATACCCTGTAATCTTGCAGATAGTAGCAACCTTTACTCCTATAAATAACAAAGCCCTTACAGCTAATCTTCTAAAACGGAATATCAGCATCAGATGTTATCTCCTTTATGTCTCCAGCTTTCCAAACCTTCACAAACTTAACTTCCTTTGGCGTAACCTCTTTGCCATTCTTATTGGTGTATTTATTGCCCTCACCAACAACTGCAACAACAGGTTTCCCAAGCAAATCAGCTTCCTCAAGCATTGGTAAAGATTTAACAACAACCTCTTTACCATCTATTGTTTTGGTTTTCGTAGGCATTTCAACTTGCAACGCATCACAGAAATATGTGAATGATTTGTTTCCTTCAGGATTGGCTGTGAACGTATCGCCATCTTTAGGAACAAGATATCTAAACACCCCTCTTGCACGGATTGTCTTTCCAATATACTCTTCTCCACCAGTATCATAGGTTGTATTACCCCACGGATAAGTATAATTGTTTGTACAATTCTCATCAGCAACCCTTACTTCAAAGTTATACACCAAAGCTCTATGTTGCTTCTTATGTGTATCAACCTCACGAGTTACTACCTTTGAGATATGCCCAAAATATTCACCATCAGCAAATGGAATCCATTTAGGTTTTGGTGTTTTATCCGATACTTCTTTTTTTGTTGTTGTCTCAGCAAAGAAATCATCATCGCTGAATACTTCATTTATGTCACTCATTTGTCGTTTCCTTTTCGCTATTTAGTTTACTTTCTAATTTAGCAACAGCCGTGCTAAAGTTACTTTGATTGATTGAATTTGCATCTATACGACTATTTACAAGCTCTGTAAATGCATCATCACCAATTTGTCTTAAGTACGAATCCATCGTCTCAAGTTGTTTATCACTTAATGGGTCAGCTTCGGGTAAATCCTCGCCCCGAAATATATATAACCCTAACCCATGCAATGCAATTGCTTTTGCCAAACATCTCTGTATTGATGTGTTGATTTGGAAAGCATTTGGACTATCTATTGTTTGATTGCGATGGTCAAGTACGGGGTGTATTTGTGATAGTGATATATCGTCCACAGTTACCTCTACCTCTACAAATGCTCCTGCAGGTGTAGCTGTGTATGGAAATCCATCATTATCCTTTATAACACGCCATGTTGCATCAGGTTTTAGTTTTCTTAATTCCTCTACAGCGTATGCCCAACTTAAGTAATTGAACTGCCCTTTTTGTTCCATATGTTTTGATACGTTATGCTTACGCAAAACCTCAAAGTAATGTTCTTTCTTTTTCGTATTAGCCATGTTAGTGCCACACTCCCTTTTTCTTGTTATGTTCAATGAAATCATCAGGTTTACATATATCCCTAAACGTGCAGTACCCACATGCCCATTGCTGTTCAGGTGAACTTCCAAGCTCTAGTCTTGGCAATCCTTTTGAATGCTCCTCATTGATTCCTTCCCAATAGATGTACGCCTTTGATTTCTCAATCATAGGGACTTCTACAGTTTTTGTTTTGGAC